ATTGCCAGTTTTGTGAAAACGAACCGCCAGAAAGCGGGACGTTTTCCTTAGGCAGCCTGAACCGTAATCTTCCTGACCTTGGACTGATCAGGCGCCTTCCTCGGGATGGAGACGGTCAGGATGCCGTTCTTCGAAGTGGCAGTGATGTGTTCGGCATCAGCGTCCTCGGGCAGGGTCATGCTGCGGCTGAAGGAGCCGTACGAGCATTCCCGTACTTCCTTGGTCTGTTCGTCCTTCGTTTCTTCCTTCTTCTCGCCGGAGATGGTGAGCACACCGTCGCTCACTTCAAGCTTCACGGCCTCGGGGGCAACGCCGGGCAGTTCGACCTTCATGGCATAAGCCTTGTCATCACTCGTGACATCGAGGCTCGGCAGGAAATCGGACTTCATCTGGAAGGGCTCGCGTTCAAAGAACGAAGGCGCGAAGAAATTATCGAACATTGCATCTATTTCGTCATGCAGACGGGAAAGATCGTTATAATCTCTCTTTGTCGCAGGAGTCTGTGCAGAAGTTTCATTCTTTCTGTTAAGCATAGCCATAATAACAACCTCCACATCAATATAACTAATATAATGAAGCAGGAGGGAGAAAAGGTACCACCGGCCGGACTCCATGTTGTATCATCTCGTCGTACCGGCGCTCTCTTAACTTCACAAAAGAAGATATGGCCGGGTGTTATTTTGTAAAGTGGTTTTTTATAAAAATTTTCTCTCCGGAAAAAGGAAAGCCCTTATTCCCAGAAAGGGAGTGACTCTCTGTGGCTGATGTGTATGCCGTCAAAGCGCAGGGTCCGATATTCTGACTGAGAATGCGGGGTGTGAGAAATTCACAGCAGACCGATGCACACTGCATCCGCACGAACAGGGAGAGACAGCAGGGGGCCGGTGATGCCAGTACAGCACGAGGCCGATGATGCCCTGGACATGCACTCTGTGTATTCGGAGAATGGCAGGAGGCTGAAGAGCTATGAAAAGACGGCAAAGGAAGAGCTGACGCCGGAAGGACTGGATTTCAGATTCGATAATACTTTTATTACTGTGAACTCCGGATTTGGGACTTTCTGAAGGTGGCATTTTCCACATCTGCAACTCTCACGGGACTCACCAGCCCCTCGAGGGGCTGGTGAGGTGGGTCCAATAAACGATCGTTTAGTGGGTCCATTGAGCGATCGCTTGACAGGACTGAAAAGAGCTCTCCTGATTGTTTCTGATGCCTTTCTTCAATCAGGACTGCGCTGCGTCCATTGTCCTTACCAGCGATTCTTCATTGAGGAAGATTTCGATCACGCTGGAACGCACCTTAATTCCCTGTTGAGTCTTTCAATATGCTTGGATGCCCTGCAGAACCGCCTGAGCTCCGCCGGAATAGCCATCACAGTCATGGCAATTTCAAACCTTCATCCAGGCAGAGCATGGCTGGCTCAGCGATATCTTTGTAGTCAGAGAGAATCTGATCCCGTTTTGGCTTTGGCGGCGATTTTTATGTCTTTACGCAACTCCATAAAGTTGAAAATTTTAAGGGGGCGGTATATGATTTTTCTATATGACAACAGACATCAAGCACCTCTTAAAGATTGTTTCTCTGCCTTTAGCAATTTCGTTCATGCTCCCCTTTGCAGACTTTTGGTATTGGGGGGGGCTGCGAACCGCTTGCCTATGCTAAAGTATGTCTGGGTTTATTGGTCTGGGGTGCCTACGGTCATCTACAACTCTTTTCTGCTATTCGTAATACCGATTCTCATAGAGATTATTCTACTAACGAGATGGATTTTACACCCATGTCTGCGCACGGGGGTCTGGCTGGCTATAGGAACTTATTTTTGCATTGGCCCGCCAATTTGTATTTTCGCCTGGTCAGGTGGGTGGTCCCCCAGGTAGAAAATGGCGTAGTCTCTTTGGGGGCCGCTCATGCTTAACCTTGCTGACCTCGAAGCCCGTGTAGCCCGTCTGGAATCCAGGAACTACGTCTCCATGCGATATGGCAGGGTGACAGGGACTAAAGACGGCGAAGCGCAGATTCAGCTGAACGACGCCGACGAGCTCAACACGAACAGCTATCAGACGCTCCAGCGCCGCGTTCTGCGGGATCAGGAAATCAAGCTGCCTGACATCGGCGATACTGCCCTTGTCCTGGAGTCGGGGCAGGGAGAAGAGCAGGGGGCCTATCTTGGCGCGCCTTATTCCCAGGCAGTTCCCGGCCCCGGCCAGGAACAGCAGGTCGCCTACAACAAATACGAAGACGGCACGGAACTCTGGTACGACAGAAAGGCCCATAAGCTGACAGCCAAAGTGAAAGGCGATGTCAGTATTGAGGCGAAGGGAACGGTCTCCGTTTCTTCGGAAACAGGCATCAGACTCAGGGCACCGTTCATCGAGCTGGCCGGTACTGTGATTATGACTGACGAAGATGGCAATCCAGGAAGCGCCCTGGTGAGCGGGACTATCACAGTCAGGGATGGTGGAATCAAAGCCCCAGACGACGATATTTCTGCCGGTTCCGTTTCGCTCAGGCACCATACTCATCCCGATACCGGTGAACCTGTCGGAGGGTAGCCGTGGAAGTTGGAACTCTCGGTGATATCGTTTTTGAAGCGGGAACCATGAACGTTCTCGTGCCACAGAATATTTCTGCAGACAGCCGGATGAGGTACGAAGAACACAACGTTTTCGGAAGCTATCCGGTCATGGAATGGCTTGGGCCGGAAACGCCGGAAATCAGCCTGGACGTGCGCCTCTCCCGCCAGCTCATGGAGAGGGAACCCGATGATGTCAAAATTCAGCTTCTCTCGCATATGCGCAGGGGCGACGTACTCCGGCTCACCTTATGTGGGCAGAACTGGGGCAGGGTGGTCATCACCTCAATCAGCCAGAAGCTCGCGCCCACGCTGACAAATGACGATGGCTGGCTTGCCCCGTCCGGCATAGATTTATCGCTCAGGCTGAAGAGCTGGTACTGGATGCCCAGGGAGAGCAGCGATGTCACAAAGCAGTGAAGTCCTGACGCTGGATGACTCTCCTGTAATCATAGGAGCCACAGGGATGGATTCCGTCCGCCAGTGCCTGCGCACCATACTGCGCACGCTGACGTATTCCGTACCTCTGGACCGTGGATTCGCCAATGACGGGAACATGATTGATTCCCCGGCGCCGGGGAAGACGGCTCATCTGGCTGCCAGCCTGATTGACGCCATAGAGAAGTACGAGCCCCGTGTTTCCGTCGCTTCCGTGACTTTCGAGCCATTGACGGAAGGACAGCACATGCAGGGCATTGTGCGCCCTGTCGTCCGTTTTTCACTCAGGGAGGGCGTTGAACTGTGAGCCTTTCTTTTGCAGAACTTTCTGTCGAGGACGTTGAGAAAAGCGTTCTGACTTCCTATGAGACCATCGCGAAGACGACGCTGTACCCCGGCGACCCCGTGCGCCTCTTCCTGGAGTCTCTGGCATACGTCCTTGCCCTACAGAATTCAGTCATCGACATGGCGGGCAAAGCGAATTTGCTCCAGTTTGCTTCGGGAGAGCACCTGGACGCTATCGGCCTTATGACAGGAACCCGGCGTCTTAACGCCTCGAGTGCGGCGTGCACACTGCGATTCACGCTGCAGGAAGGGCTAGATTTTGACGTGGAGATCCCTGCGGGGACCAAAGCCGCAACGGCTGATGGAAAAACGATTTTTGCGACAGACAAATCTGTGGTTATTCAGGCGGGTGCACTTTTCGGAGAAGTCTCCGCTTCGGCGCAGGCATCCGGAAGCGGCGCCAACGGCTTTGTGGCGGGGCAGATCTGCGTGCTTGTAGACCCTGTCGCCTATGTGGCTTCGGTCGAGAATACGACCACAACTATGCTTGGTGCGGATGTAGAGACGGATGCCCATTACCGCCAGCGTATCCAGGAATCCCCTGAGGCGTACACGTGCGCCGGTCCTGCCGGCATGTACAAAGCTCTGGCCATGGGGGTGTCTCAGGATATCGCTGATGTCTCTGTATCCTGCCCGAAGCCGGGCACTGTTGATGTGCGCCCTGTGCTGGCCGGCGGAGAACTTCCCCCCGAAGAGGTTTTGGAAGCCGTCCGTCAGAAGCTGTCAGCCGATGACGTAAGGCCGCTCACTGACACGGTAATAGTGCAGGCTCCTGATGGCATTTCATATGATTTGGATGTAACATGGTTCTTGTCAAAAGCGGACGAAGCTCTGCTTGCGACGATAAGCAGCGCTGTCACCTCTGCCGTGGAATCATATATCCTCTGGCAGCGCTCCAAGCCCGGACGCGACATTCTTCCTACTAAGCTCATCAGTCTGATGGAGCAGGCGGGAGCAAGGCGCGTCGTCGTTCG